CCTTCAAAGTTATAATCATTAAACTCTGATTGTGTTTTTAAATAGTTTTTTAGATTCTGTTTTATCTGATCAAAATCTAATTCTGTGACATTTAAATTAGTCGCCATAGTTTACCTTAACCTTCTTAATACAATTTCAACTGATTCGTTGTTATCATATTCTTTTATTTTAAAAATTACCGTAATGTTATATTCGTTAGATGCTTCAATATACTTAACCCTAACCCCTCTCACCGATACTCTTTGCTCATATTGCTTTATCACTCTTCTGATATTATCTCTTAATGCAATAACAGTAATACTATCAGCAGGTTCAAAGAGTAACCCTCTTAAATTTGCACCAATATCTTGGTTAAAGGGTCTTTCATAAAAATTGGTTAGTAGAAGATTTTTCACTGCATTTTTTATAGCGTTATCATCCTTGAGAGGCATAATATCCTTTCTAATAGGGTGTAAAGTTAAAGCCAAGTCTAAATCTCGCCACCCTTTGGTACGAGCTGTAACTTTTGCTTTTCTTACATCCCCAATAATGCTTCTATCGGAGAGTATTTTAGGTGATCCTGTAGTTGCCATATTAGTATTTATACCTTTTTATTCTATGATTAGTAATTTCTTATCGGCCAAAGGCTGTAAAACTAGAGATAATTCTGCACCATCCCATGTATAATCAGTAGTTTCTGTTAATTTAACATTGTCAAGTATCACAGACCAAGGCCCTGAATCCGGAGTAATAGGTAAATCTCTTGCCGGACTATATTCTGTCTTATTTTCTTCTGTCGTAAATTCATATATGCCACTCATGTCTGTTGCAACTGCGGAGAGTGAGGGTAGAGATACTGCAGTAGCACCAATAACTGATTCAATAATTTGTTCTGTACTGAGGGTAATACTACTCGGTAGACCAATTAATTTTAAGAAATCACAGAATGTAAATGTAATCCACTCTATTAATGCGCCAAGTCCTATAGCCTTAAAGAATTTTTGTACTAATTGCATCCATTCTTGTATAAGATATTTAGGCCATTCTTCGCCGAAGTTCTTTAGTCTTCTTTTAAACCTATCCATCTTTCTTTCCATACTCTCAACAAAGTCATTAGGTTCACCCCCTAATAAATCCATAAGAGAGAATCCTGCAATGGAAATAGATTCTAACTGTTCAATCGCTTGTTTTCGTAATTCTTCTTTTAAATCATCAGGTGCAGATTTAATCTGATCTTCTAATGATTGAATGGCGTCGGTGATTATCTGTTCTACATCTAATGTTAGCAAAGCAGGTAAACTTGGTAACCCAAGTGCATCCCATATTTCATCAAACTTATCTATTAATCCGCCGAATGCGCCATGTAAAATACCTAATGCTCCTTTATTTAATTGAGTCATCACATATTCCCATACTGCCTCTGCTTTCATATCTGCAGATTCTAACCCATAAGTACCATCGAATGATTTATAAATATCGGGTAACATAGGGTAGAATGTCTCTACTTCATCTACAAATTGTTGTTTAATAGTACCTTTATATGCAGGGTCAGAGAATAATTTTACCACATCTACTGATATTCCAAAAGGTGGTACGGGTACAGAAAACGAAATGGGCAATACACTATCAATAATCTCCATAAATTTGGCTTGAATAAAAAGATGATATTCTTCTATCATCGCATTAATTCTTTTTTCCCATTCTATTTCTGGTATTTCTAAAGAACCAAAAACTGGCCTAGAAATAGAAACAGGAAAATTGCCCAAGAGTGATTCAATATCTTCTAATATATCTCTGACTTTTTGCGCTTCATCGGGTAAACCTGCCAATTCTAAAGTTGCAATAGAATTTGTAATCTGATTAAATATATTGGTCAGATCAGCCGGTTTTGGTAATAAACTTCCCTCGCACGGTATTGTTATAGTTGTACTTGTCATTACGCATTTAATTTAATATTAGAGGCGATAATGGTAATAGTACCATCCGCATTCATAGTAATCCTTGAATTGGATTTATGTTTAATATTAATTCTTTCTTCTCCATCACTATTATCAATTTCAATTAGGTGGCCAGACTTTGACTTATATACTTTATTATCAATCGACGCCTCATCTGGTAAATCTTTAGTTCCATCTGTTTGTGTTGCAATAGAACCGAGGACCATTGGGTCTTGAGCACTCGGCCCATCTCTAAAGAAACCAACAACCCAAGACCCTTCTTCTAAGTGATGATTACCGCCGTTACCTTTTATCGAGGCATTGGTAACTGGCATGACCACTGTTGCCCATGGAAGATTATCAGTATTTTCAACACCATCATAAAATCCAAGACAATGCACCTTTACTCTATTTAATCCTTTAGGATCATCAATATCTTTCACAATTCCAGTAAACCATTCAAACTGTCCGCCTATAAATTCATCTGGTTTCATGATTCTACTACCTCTGTCGCATCTTTTTCTTCTTCTAATGTTATTATATCATTCAGGTCTGCAGGAAAAGAATTTGTTTTTAATTCTACTTGCATTGTATATTCATCAGAAAAATTATGAATAATAGATGTAATTAAATATTTTCCTGTTTGCATTTTATCAATTGGATCAGAAATATTATCTTCTGCACTTGTTTTATTTACAGTTATCTTTATTAACTGTCCTGATTCTAATTTAAAATTGCCTGAAATAACTATGTCATGTGTTAAAGTATCTTCTGTTGAAAGGTAAGATTGGCATTTACCAATATTATCAACAGATGGGTTGTGATAATTAAATTGTTCATCACCATACGATAAAGAATTTGAAGAAATAAAATAATTTTTTCCGTTTGGAAAACTATTTACTTGTCTACCATCATATTGATCAGAATTATTTTTTGTTGGAAAGGGATCATAGTTATTTAATTTTGTAATCTTACCATAAGTATATTCAGAACCTTTTTTATTATATGTTTTAGTAGCGATATCTATGTTTCTAGTATTAGATGAAAATGCTCCTTCACTAGTAGCAACAAACTTGGATAAATTTAAATCAGAACTTAATTTTCTAATCCTTCTTGAAGTTTCTTTAAAATACTCTGGGGTACCAATAGTAGTATTTAGAACGGGCGAATGTATATATTCAGCAGAAACATCTTGACCCGCGAAGTCCTCATATGATTTATATTTAACTTTTCCGGCTAGGGTTTCATAAAAATAAAACGGTGCGCCGTTTGTAGAAAATGCATTTTTATTTAACCAATTAATGGCTGCAAGAGGCCGTAATTTAGGAATAATACACTTAATATTTTTATGAGTAGATGTGTTTATATCCATCTTATCAATTTTTAAATCTGACTTACAAATTTGTTTTACAATTGTCCCTATAGTACCTTCTTTAAAGACATTTAATGTTTTTGTATTATTAACATAAATGTGTTTAGAAACAGCACGAATTTCATAACTAGAAGAACCATTTCTTGTTCTGGCAAAATTTACTATTTCTGAAATATAAAATATATGTTTATGAGAATCTATATCTTTCGTTTCAAGGTCTTGTCTTTTTATTAGTAGTTCAATCTTTTCGTCGCCGTTTAACTTTAATGACTCAAATAAATTAACACCATCAAGTACAACCATTGATAAATCAATAGAAGATGTGTAGATACTTTCGGTAATAATTATCTTAGTTAATAGTTCTCTTATTTCAACAACTGTGCCATTAGACGCAGTAAGTTTACAAGCTGAAATAATATATGAGCCTGGTGTTACTCCAGCATTACCAATTAATCTAGTCGTATTTCTTACTTTTGCCATTAACTAATTTCCTAGTTATTATTGATTAGTTCTTCAAACTTCTCTACAAATTGTGTGATATATTCTGGCGCGATAACTCGCATTCTTGATCTTTCGTCGTTTGATTCTTCTAAGTGTGCTCTATTTGATATGTATTTTAAATTACTAGATGGTTCATTACCTTCAACAAAAACACCATTATGTACCATTCTCTTTTCTGAATCACCTTCGATATAGTATGAATATGGCGCGTCTATAAATTTAAATACTTCATAAGTGTCGACAGAATCTTCGCTCTGACTACCAGTAATAACCTCAACTAAGTTTGGTACTGAATTAGGATCACCTTGAAATGCGCCAGTACAATTTTGCACAATTAATTGATTCATATCAATAATTTTCTTTGTAAGAGTCCCTGTTGCTAAACTATTAGAACCTGTAATTGTTTCACCTAAAGTAAATCTACCTGCCAAAGAATTTTGGAAATCTGTAACAAGTTGGTCAGTATTTCTTACAATAACGGGTCTAGTAGTAATTGCGAATCCATTATATTCAGTTTTCATATAATTAAACAAGTCTTCTTGTGACATTGGCCATGAAGCAAGTCCATCGTGCAAATATTCGTTTACAATAAAGAATGTCCAATAAAAATCAGGAGTACCATACAATCTTTGTGATACAATATCAGGTCTTTCGCCATTTTTAATTTCGTATAATTTATAAGCAGATATGTCATCTACAAATTCTTGTAATGGTCTAACCGATCTATAAATATTAACTACATTCTGGAGAACTCCCGTATTTTTTAGGTCGTAACCTATTTTTGGAAATAATTTAAAAAATGACATTATTCGGTTCCTCCTTCAGCAGTTGGTGTGCCTTCTTCACTGTCTTCTGAATCTTCTGGTTCTTTTGGATATAAGTCTTTTCTAATTAAGGCCTTTACTTCTTGGAATGTAGCAGCTATGTCAATTTCAACAGGTTGACCTTTATCATGGAATGCATTAGTAGTTGAATTATATGTGGTATTAAATGTCACTAAGTAACACTCAATTATTTTTGGCATATACTTATTAATTTTTGATCCATTATAAAATTCTATGGTAAATCTGTTTGGATATTTAAGTGTATTTGCACCAGCGTCTTCCGCATACATATTTGATCTAAATAAATTTTCTATTGCTAATGCAGTATCTGCTTCTTCTGAACTTTCAGAAACCAATTTAAAAGTAAAACCAAAAGACCTAATATTAGAACCAGTATATTGTGTTTCAGTATATGGGTTAGTAGCAATACCTTTTCGCAAAAGTGTAGAACCGCCGAGTAGAGCTCCTGCAGTTGAAGAACCCAATGCATTACCTACCATAGCTCCTGAACCCGCAACTGCATTTGTCATATCTGCTTCAGTTACAGTTCCACCGTTAAGCGCTACATTTTCGCTCGCGCCTACTAAACCTAAATCCATAGTAGTATATGCAGCTGCATCAGGCACACTAAATCCCTGTGGTGCAAATAAATGTACAGTAGGGCCGTCCTTTGTTTCGTTTAGGACTTTAAATCTTACATGAGCAGAACCACTGTCTGCTTCAGCTCTCAATCGTTCTGGAAATGTAAAAATAGCTGGAGTACTTTCAGCCTTATCACTGTTTTCTGTTGTTGCTACACTGTTATCTGTTTCGGCCATGAATATTTACCTTATAAATAATAATTTACACTATACAGGTATTTATAATGGCTTATAAAGGGAAATATACAATTAAGAACAAACGAAAATATATGGGAGATCCTAGTAAGGTCGTCTATCGCTCACTATGGGAAAGACAAGCATTTAGGTGGTGCGAATCCAATCCTTCAGTAAAGAAGTGGAATAGCGAAGAGATTGTCGTACCATATAAGTGCAAGACAGATAATAAACTTCATAGATACTATGTAGACTTGTTAATTGAATTGGATAATAGAGAAATTATATTGGTGGAAATTAAACCTAAAAAAGAAACAATGCCACCAAAGAAACCATCTCGTAAAACTAAAAGATATATTAACGAAGTTACCACTTACATTAAGAATACATCCAAGTGGACTGCAGCACAACAATATGCAGATCATAAGGGATGGAAATTTCAAGTATGGACAGAAGATACTTTAACAAATCTTGGTATAAAGCTCTTAAAAGGCTAATATAAATAGTTATATGGCATCAATATTCGATACAATTAGTGCAGCGGCTTTTAGAGCAGGAATCCGATCTAGGACTCCTAAGTCAGAAGAATGGTTTACCTCAAAGGTAAGAGAACTATCTATGCCTTCTAGGACTAAAATACTAAAAGATGATGCATTAGAAAAACGTAGCAAACCTTTAGTAGGTGATATGTGTATGTATTTTTATGATCCTAAGACGAAGGAAACTCTACCATATTATGATAGATTCCCTTTGACTATTATAGTTGGTCCTGCCCCAGGCGGATTTACTGGATTAAATTTACATTATATTAACCCAGTGGCTCGTGCAAGATTACTCAACGAGTTATTTAAACTTGCACCTAAAGAATTAAAACCAGATAGTAGATTAATGAGATTACGTTATGATTTGCTACAAGGCGTGAGAAAGTATAAAGAATTTGAGCCATGTTTTAAAAGATATTTAATTGGTCACGTTAAGTCTCAGATATCAAGAGTACCTATGACAGATTGGGAAACAGCCATATATCTACCAATACAACAGTTTAAAAAGAAAAGTTCCAGAACAGTCTGGGCAGATTCCAAAAAAATATATCAGAGTTAACATATGTCAATAGATAAATTAACAAGTACTATAGGAAAGCGTGGCGGTCTCGCCAAGGCAAATAGATTTCAAGTTATCTTTACACCACCGCAAGGTAGTCTATTAGGTGGTGGCGGTATTGTAGGGGCTCTTATTTCGGGTGGTGGTCTTAAATCAATGATTAATGATCCAAGAGATATATCCCTACTATGTGAAAATGTAACACTTCCTGGGCGTAATGTTACAACGCTAGATTACATTGCGGAAAAACAAGCAGTAAAAGTCCCATACACATTTATAAACGAGGATGTACAATGTACGTTCTTACTTACTAATGATTACTATATGAAAACAATGTTTGATAGTTGGTTAGAAAAGGTATTCGATAGTAATAAGTATAAAGCAAAATTTAAAAAAGATTTTACTTCAGATGTTGTAATACAGCAACTGAATGAAAAGAATGTTCCAGTATATGGTGTTAGGTTAGAAAATGCATTTCCTACTACCATTGCAGGAATTACTTTGGACAATAACAGTGAAAGTGCTGTCCAAAAATTGACTGTAACATTTAGTTACGATAATTATGTACCGGAAGGTCCTCTTTCTTCAACCCTATCAGGTTTGAGAAGCGCACTAGAACGTATATTTTAATATAATTTTAGGAGATTATAATGGCATTACCAAAAATGAGTGTCCCTCGTTATACGGTTGAATTACCGTCAACAGGGGAAATTTTAAATATGAGACCTTACTTGGTAAAAGAAGAAAAGGTATTAATGATTGCACTAGAGTCCAATGACCCTGTGCAAATAAGTGAAGCAGTAAGAGGTATTATTGAAACTTGTTATGAGTTGGATAGTATTGAAAACCTTACAGTATTTGATATTGAAATGTTATTCTTACAACTGAGAGCAAAATCAGTTGGTGAAGAAATGAAGATACAAGTCAAATGTAAGGAAGAAGAATGTGGACATATGAATCCACTTTCGATTAATATTGATGATATTAGTGTGTATAAACCAAAAGATTCTAATGGTACTATACAATTTGAAGGTACTAATATTGGTGTAAAGATGCGGTACCCAACAGCTGATGTAATTAGGAAAATTAATCCTGAAAAATTTGAATCAGTTGAAGGTATAATGGACTTAATTGTCGATTGTATTGAAAGTATCTTTGATGAAGATAACGTATATAATGCTAAGAATGAAAAGAGAGATGACTTGGTTGAATTTATTGAGGGTTTAAGTTCTGAACAATTTAAACTTATTCAAGCATTTTTCCAAGACACTCCTAGTGTATCATACAGTACTGTTATTAAATGCGGTAAATGTAAAACGGATAATGATATAGAGTTAAGAGGACTTAACAGTTTTTTTTCATAAGCCTCTCACATGAGAGTTTAGAAAACTTTTATCAGACCAACTTTGCATTAATGCAGCATCATAATTACAGTTTAGGTGAACTTGAAGGTATGTTACCATGGGAGAGGCAAATATATGTTGCTCTATTAAAACAACATATAGAAGAAGAAAATTTAAAACAGAAGTCCAAAACTGGATATAGAGGTATGTAGTGGAAGAAGAAATTAAAGCAAGTGGTCATCATCCGGCGGATACCAATGGAGATGGTAAAGTATCTAAGGCAGAACAAGAAATGTACTTAGAATTTAAGAGAAAGGAACTTGACGACCAAGATGCAATGAGAGATGCTCAGCGTAAAATGGCATGGTTCGCTCTTGGTGGTATGTTACTATATCCATTCGCAGTAGTAGTCGCGTCTTTAGTAGGGCTTGATCAGGCACAAAAAACTTTAGGAGATATGGCACCAACATACTTTGTTGCCGTAGCAGGTATTGTCGCAGCATTTTTTGGTGCACAGGCCTTTAATAAAAAATAGGTTATAAGATATGAAAGATAATCCTACACCACCAGAAAAAGACGGATTAGAAAAACTAATCGAACTTATGGGCGAGAATAATCGCGCCACATCTGAGATCGAGCGTGATGGTAGAAATACTAGACGCCATTTATTAGAGATGAAAAAGATCCAACAAGCATCGTTGGATATGAGTGATAGGGTTAATACTGGTTTTGAAAATTTCTTTGAAACCATGAATGCTAATAAATTAGGTGATAAAGAAACCGCCAATGAACGTGCAAGTATCTTTGAAGAAATACGTGATGAATTAAAAGAAATGCGCTCGTCTGGTATACCACAAAACGGTAAAAGTGGCGGCGGAGACGGTGTATTAACTGGTGCAGGAAAGTTATTTGGTGGTATTGGTTCAGCAGGTATTGGTGTAGGTGCTGCAGCTGCAGGTATAGCAGCAGTATTTGCTTCAAGTGCATTCTTACTTGATAAATTAGAAGACATGGATGCTAAAAAGATTGTTGCCAATGTTGTTGAATTGGTATCACTTAATGATGCTTTGGGCGGTAAGGGAGAAGCACTAAAAGAAGGTGGTACTCTTGCTCTCGTGTTAGGTGGTATTGGTTTAGGTCTTTTGGCATTTAGTGCCGGTGCAGGTGCTGGAGCATTAGTTCAAGGTGCAATTGAAAAGTTTGAAGGTGACGGATGGGTAGATAAAATCAAAGGTAATATTACGAACCTTTTATCTATTGCAGATTTACCTGGTTTAACAGTAGCCAATGTTGCGGGTGTAGGGGTTACTCTTGGTGCCTTAGGATTAGGTCTACTCGCATTTAGTGCGGGATCTGCAACTGGGGCCGCAGTAACTGGTGCTGATGAAGCAATTAAAAAATTCTCGGGTAATGATGGGTTTGCCAAGTCAATCAAAGAGAACGTAGAGACACTTCTTTCTACTGACACAAGTAAAGGTAGTGGTTTAAAAATTGCAGGAACCATGGCAGCATTGAGTGCTGGTCTAATTGCATTTAGTGCTGGTTCTGCCACAGCCACTGCAGTTGATGGTGCATCATCTGCTATTGAGAAATTCTCTGGTGGTGGTAATTGGGCCGAGAAAATTGTATCAAATGTAGAAACCTTACTTGGCATTTCATCATTATCATTTTTAGATGCGACAAAAACAAGTGTTGCACTTGGAACATTAGGAGCGGGGCTTGTTGCATTTGCCGTAGGTGGAGCTGCTAATGTAGCGGTTGGTGGTGTTGATGAAGGGGTTAAGTACTTTAGCGAAACTGGCTGGGCCGAACAAGTAGTTAAGAATGTAACTACCCTTACTAAAATCGGAGAAGATTCTGATAATTTAACAAAGGCAGCCACAGCAGCTGGAACACTTGGAACACTAGGTGTCGGTCTTGCGGCATTTGGTACAGGTTCTTGGATTGCATCACTCGGAACTGCATCACAAGCACTGGTTAATTTCTTTGTTGGTGGTAAATCTCCAGTAGAACAAGCACTACTTATCGGAGAGAAATCAAAAGAAATAGATAAGGGTACTGAATCATTTAAGAAATTTGCTGAGGTATTAAATAACTTTGAAACAATGGCCAAAGTCAACTTCGATGCTGATAAATTTACTCAAGATTTAACCAAAGCGGCTAGAACATTAGAACTAGTTATTAAAGGTGGTACATCTGATAGTTGGATGCCATTCGATGAAGTAACTTATGCAGGTCTTGCCAATATAACAGATGATGTGGATGCTGCAGTCGCCAGTATAACAAGACTACAAGGTGCATTTAATATGTCTGCTGGTGGTGTGGATGTATCAGCTGATAGACAATCTATGGGTGTAGAATTGATGAATGTATCCGCAGAGAATGTAGAATTAAGAATGGCTAATAATCAACCACAGAGTGGTAATGTAACCGCAGTTAGAACAGATAATTCTACTAATAGGGGTGGTGATTCTTATTCTATGGCTCCACCTAAACCAAGTAAGACAAAAGAAGCCACTGCTTCAAGATAAAAAAAGGGAGACCGAAGTCTCCCATTCAAAGATTACTACTCTTTTATTATTATACTAGCTTTCCTTAGCGAGTTTAGCGAAGTATGACAGTGTATCATCTTCATCACTATCCGCAGCTGGTTCTTCCATAACTGGAGCAGCAGCCGTTGGGGCCGAGGCAGCAGCCATTGGAGTTTCCTCCACTACGTTCATTGCCGGCATGTCCATAGATGGCGTACCTGCGTCAATACCTAGTACTTTATTCATCTTAGATTTAAGTTCATCATAAGACTTGTAGTTTTCTGGCTTGAGAAAATCTTGTAGTGAGTATAGTTTTTCATATACACTTTCCAATCTTTCTTCATCACCATTAAACAGTGCAGCTTGAGAAGCAAACTCTGACTTATCATAGTTTACCCAACCTTCGACTTTTCTGATTTTAATCTTAAAGTCCGCACCTTCCCAGAAGTCATAAGGGTTGATAGGATCTTCGTCTTCAAATGCAGGTTGCATTGATTCCATAATCTTATCAAAGATTTTCTTACCAAACTTGTATAAGAATACCTTTCCTTCGTTTTCTGGATTACTAGGATCAGAAACTACGAGCACATTACTTACATAATGCAATCTACGCTTGCGATCTCTAGCAGTATTTTTATCTTCTTCACGACCAGAGTTCCATAGAACAGAGTTCATCTCTGATACTGGATCATCTTGTCCAATAGAAGTTAAAGAGTTTTCGATATACCATAGACCAGTAGGGCCTTTAAACCCATGGTCCCAATATCTTACCCATGGAAGGTCTTCGCCTTCTTGCGCGGGCAAAAATCGGATTACAGCATAACCGTTTCCTGCTTTATCTCTAGTAGGTTTCCAGAATCTATCGTCTCCATAAGACTTAGTTTCTGTTTTAGAAGATACTGCTTCTGCAGCTTTTACGAGTTTGTCGATTGACGAGCCTCGTGAGCTCTTAAGGTTTGCAAATGACATTTATATTCTCCGTATTGCGTTGTATTACGACTCTAGTGTAGTCGTTTCTGTTATATTTCACCTTATTCATAATTATACTGTATATTATACATCAAACAAAGGCATTTGTCAACAACTTCATGCATTTATCTCTGTTATAATATACAAATGGGGTGTACTTCTCAATTAACCGTTTAGTATCAGGCCACATAATGGTATCTGATATATTTACGGATTCTCGATTAATAAACCCAAATATGGAATTTAGAATCACAACAGTCTCTAAACTAATTTCCTCTTGCATCCATAATTTAACAATCAGGGGAACTTGTCCGTTTTCACTTTTAAATAATGAATCAAACTGTTTTTCCTGCTCGTTTAATATATTTATATCAACCGAGAACACTCGATGTATACTTTCTTTAATTTTTTTGTATTTCGCATAGTTCTCTTCCGCATCTTTATCCATCATATCACCGATATACTTTTCAGTATTGATAAATTGCGAGATATAAAAATCTTTTAGTTCACCGTTGTACTTCTTCGCCAATTTAGCAAAGAAGTACTTATCCTTTCTTTTAAAGAATGATTGTGGTGTTACATTTGATTTAAAATTATATTTTACAGCATCATAGTTGGTCTCAAAGTGCAACTTTAATGCATTATATAGTTTATATGAATCAAATGG